CCCGCGGATCGAATCATACGCCCACTTAGCTCCCTTCTTGAATTCGGCCTGGATCTTCTTTGCCGCTCCGGCATAATCGCCCTTCTGGAGCAATTCGTAAATTTCAATGACCGCCTCTTTGGTCGACTCAAACATGCCACCCAGAACGGCGCTCACCGCTTCCCAACCCGTTGTCAGGGCATCCCGCATGACACCCAGCCCGGGGACAATCGATATGATCGAATCGGTTACCTTGGCGAACGCTGCTCCGATCTCGTTTGCTACCCCGCGAGCCGACTTGCTCAACAGATCGAAAGCTCCACCATAATTTCCAGCGCTGAGCAGGGAAACTATTTCACCAGCGAAGCCAACGAACCGCGCGAAACCAGCCGATACCGCATCGAATACGCTACCCCAATCCACCAAAGCATACGCCAGTACCCCAATCGCCGCGGCTGCTACGAGAACGGGCGCTCCTATTGCCCCGATGGCAGCCACAAGACCGCCAACCGCGGGAAGGGCAAAACCAACCGCCACAAGAACTGGGCCAAGCGCGGCCGCCAACGCTGCGGCCACAACGATTACTTTTTTCATGGCGGGATCCATCTCTCGGAATTTGGTTACGAGTGACGTGAGCGGCCCCTCAACCAGACCGCGGACGATCGGGCCCAGAATGTCCGAGAACTGGAGTTGGACCTCTTCCCACAAAGATCCCAGCTTCTTCAGGACGCCCCATAGAGAATTTGTCTGGGTTTCTGCCATCTCCATAGCCTTGTTTGTTCCCGTTACGTCCGCGGTCAATCCGCGGATCGCAGGGGCGCCCTGGTTTACGGCGGCAAGGATGCCTGGTCCCGCTTCGCGCCCAAATATCGCGGTTGCCGCGGCAGCGTCCATATTCGAAGCGGCAAATGTATCAATAAGTTCCGCGAATGTGTGTGTTTGTGGATTGACTTGGTCGTATGTCAACCCAATCCCGGCTAGCGCTCCTGTTAGATCGTCCGTTGGCTCCAGCAAGGCAGAAATTGCGCCCCGGAGCATCGTTCCGCCTTGTTCGCCCTTTATATTTGCGTTCGCATACGTGCCCAGCGCGGCGCTCGTCTCTTCGAGTGACCATCCAAGTGAGTTGGCAAGCGGCCCTACCATCTTCATGCCGGACCCCAACTGCTCGATAGTCGTGTTCGACTTCGCCGCAGTGGCCGCGAGAACGTTCGAAACTCGGCCGGATTCTGTGGCAGCCATACCGAACTGAGCAAGTGTCCCAGTGACGATCTCGGACGCCCGCGCCAGATCCATCTGACCGGCCGCTGCCAGGTTGAGGGCGTCGGGAAGTGCGGCTATAATCTGCCCCGTATCCATGCCTGCAGACGCGAGGTAGTACATCGCATCTGCAGCCGCGCTCGCGGAATGTATAGTAGTTGCTCCTGCATCCCTTGCCGCTGCGGAGAGCTGGGCCAACGCTTCAGCCCCACCGCCCGTCACCGAGGCAACGTTCGCCATAGACTGTTCAAAATCTGCCCCAGTGTGGACCAGTAGAGCGCCCAGCCCGACTAGGGGGGCGGTAACGCCAATCGTCAGAGATTTACCAACATTCCCGATTTTGTCACCGAGCCCGGAGAGTTTGTCACCAAATGATTGAAACTTGCCTTCGGCTTTGTCCAACCCGGTATCAAATTCAGACGAATTTAGACCCAACGTAGCATATATATCTCCGACTTGGAAAGACATACTAACCCCCAATCATCCTCCGGGAGGACGTATCCCGGCAAGTTCGCAGTCATTTTTAACCATTTTTTCCCTTCGCGCCGTCTCGTTTTTATCTTTTCCATACACCTTCTCGAATGTTGGAAATTCCTTATCACTCAACGCGTATCTCACCATGAGGCCAATCTCATATCTCTCCCTCGCACGCTGTCGCGATCTCCTAGAGAATGCGATCATTTTGATGTTGATCTCTGCGATTGTCAACGAAAAAAAGTAAGAAGGAGACATATCCATGTCCCCAACGCAATACTCAAAAACTTGCTCCCAATCCCAAACATCCCCGTCTACTTTGTCGTCCCTTCCGGGAGAGCTAGCTTTTTTCGGTCAATCCCCCTGGACCGCAGCATAGCGTCCCCGATCACGTCCAATAGATCCTTATATCTCGTCCCGTCATCCCCATCATCCGAGCGTTCCGATACATACGTATCGAAGAGCTCAGCAGCCTCCGTCATGCTCATCTTGGGGTACTCGTGTAGAAGAGCATGACGGAGGAACCAAACCACTCCAACGATAGTCTGCAACCCCGCGGACATGAGGTGTCCTATTGGGAATACACCGTCAGTCCCCAACACTTCCCGGCCACCCGTCTTTTCCATGGCGATTACACTTTTTGACGTGTACTTCAACGTGTACTCGACCCCGCCTATATTTATAATGTCTAACATATTCACACCGTGTGATAACATAGCTTTCCGATCCCCTCGAAGGACAAGTCCCCCTCGATCAACTCACCGACCGGAGCGTTCACGTCTACCCCTATCAGGTTACATACCCCTTCAAGCTTCTGTATGCTACCTGTTGTCACATCTATGTAGAAAACACACACCACTTTTGTGGCAAGTTTCCCCAATTCCTCACCGGAGGACCGGCCTCCCGTCAGGTCTGCCTCCGCCTTCGCGTTTACGACCCCAGAACCGTCCTGCACCCCGGGGTAACTCATCTCGAATAGTATACCCAGGGCATCGCCTTCAATATAATTAAGTATGTCCTCGGCGGTCGAGGTTGCCACCCCGCCTGCGTCGGTTGCGATGTTTACGGTCGTCAGGTTCGCCACTCGCGCGATCGAGAGGGGCGTGTTGTTTCCCGCGACCACGTAAACGACCGACTCATCATTTCCGGCCTCGCCTGCGTCGCCCCAGGTCCACACGAGGTCAGAATTATCGAGCGTGCAGTCGACCGTTAGCGATGCTTTTGAATACCACCAATGCCTCTTCACTGCCCCTTTCCACGAGAGCAGTCCCGCGACAAACGCTTTCCATATGACATTTGTATTTAATTCATTGGGAAAAGTTGTACAGTCCAACTTTTCGGCAGTCGGATCGACTGACCATTCGTGCCCGCCCGCGAGAGCTTCCATGAAGAAGAACCAGCAGTCCACCGTGACCGCCCCGACTGGAGCCGCGGGCAGGGTGACATATCCCCCCACGTAGTCGATATGCAAGTGGCATGCTGGGATGATATCTACACCATCGTATACCACAACCGCCTTGGTGGGATCCCATACAGCCTTAAGTCTGTCACTGATGTAATACTCATTCGTTGCCCCCACTTGGGTTGTTGCCTCCGCCGTGGCCTCGATGGAGGCACCGAAGGAGGAGAAGAAGCTGGCAACCCCGCCAGCGAGTGCTCCCATTTAGACCCCCTATGTATACGTTAGAGACCCGGTGCCCTGGAACGATATACTCCCGCTCTCAACCCCGCTTACGGCCGCAGATATTGGGAACCCGGTAATAATGATTGTTCCCAGCAGATACTTCGTGGCAGTCATATATAGCCGGATATTCGCGGCCGCTCCACCGAGTGCCAGCCACATGGCATACTGCCCATTTGTGTCGGTCAGATCGACATAGGCAAGCTCGATTGACCCTTCCCATTCCTTGAGCGTCGCGAGGTATGCCTTCCATGCAGCGTCATTGCCGGTTAGGAACTCTGTTATGTCCACCGTGCTACCTTTTGGGTTCACTTTCCACTCATTCACGCCCTGGACAAACGTAGGACTGGCCCCATACGTAACTTTTCCAACTTTTCCGACAACTGGTGTACCCATAAATTTAACCCCCCTTAATAATCCTGAAATTCAACGACATTACAACACGATTGTTATCGTCCCGCCACGCCGCGGGATATGACTGATTTGCCCACACCCCATGATATGTCTTCCCCCCAACAACCTCCTCACAGATTGCTTCAAGGCACGGAATTGTAGCCAAAATGGCAGTCTCGACCGCCGGAAAAGATACTCCTCGACAAAGTATCTGGACATTAGGACGCTCCAATACAATCGCGCCCACGGCCTCGCCCATCGCAGATATCGGAGCAGCCCCAGATTGGCCGTACACCGCCATAGCAACATCCGGCTGATCCGGGAGGTAGCCGATGAAGAGATTCGTCCCCAGCGTCCCGAAACC